AGCGCATGACTGTTAATCATGATGTCACTGGTTCGAGCCCAGTTGGGGGAGCCACGAGAGAAGTCAGTAATTAAGCCAAAAACGGCTTGTTTACTGGCTTTTTTGCTTTGTTTATAATATTTTCGATTTTCAAAATTATTCACTTCTTTTTATGCCTTTTAATCTCTTATACTACAGATAAACTACAGATTTTCCATAATAAAAACCGCCCGAAATGTAATCGGACGGCTTTTTTTACGCCAATAATTTGATCGCATTGTAAAGAGTGTCAACCTCTTGGATGATGTAGTGGTCAATATCAACCTTGTAATCTGTATGGCCCATAAGTGCGATAATATCTTCTTCCCTTGCTCCTGCCGCTGACATACGGGTGGAAAAGGTTCGACGGCAAGAGTGCGGAGTAAATTCATCACCCAACCCGAGGGCTTGCATCGCCGGACGAAATGCGTACTTTAAGAAATAATCCTTGTTCATCGCTTTACCAAACTCTGAACCTTCGTGTGTTCGGCAGAAGATTGTTTCACCATTATTATTTATGCAATTCTGAACGAGCTGTTGTATTTTAGGATGTATCGGCACTATTCTGTCCCTGCCGGCATCTGACTTTATGCCTGCGATAAAGTAAGGTATTCCTTGCTCACTTACATGGTATTGGTCAATTGTAAGTGACAAAAATTCGCTCACTCTGAAATTGAGGTAGCACATCATATAAACATAATCGGCATAAGGTACTTTACCTATGTTTTGTCTGATAAGCTCAAGCTGTACATCGGTAAAGCGTGTAGCGTTTACCTCTTCGGGTTCCGGAAGTTCGATAAATGTGCCGTAGTCTTTATTTACAATATCCTCTTGCATCGCAAAATTGTAAAGGCTTGTAACAAAGCATTTAATCTTATGTAGAGCCGAGTAACCTAAGCCTTGGCAGATTTTCGGTGTGCTTGTGACTTTATAGGTACCGTTGCCGTTGGGCAGAAGATATTTCAGCTTACCGCCTGCGCCGACCTCGTGGTGCGGATTATCATAATAATCCACGATGTATTGATAGTCTGATGTGCGTAAATCCCTAAATTTTCGCTTGTACAAGGGCTTTAGCTTGATATAAGCACTTGCATAGTTACTTTTCACGCTGTCACCAAGTTTTTTATATGCTTTAGTTTTTACCCATTTATCGTGTAATTGCTCAAGTGTCATATTAAAGCCATTTACGGGATTGTACTCATAATCTTTGAGTGCGTTTTCTGCCTCTCGCTTTGTGGCGAAAGTTCCCAAATATACTTGTTTCCCTGTGATAGAGCTTGCAGCGGCATACGGTTTTGATTTGCTGTCTTTGCGGATGTAAATACTGCCCGTGCCTTTCGTCCTGCGCCTGTTTTTCGGCTTGTCAGATGATTGATTTTTACCGCAGTAAGGACAATACGCAAAATTGTCCTGCAATTCTCGGTTACACCGTCGGTTTATACATTTTTTCATCATTTTGCTCCTTAAAAAAGGGTGCAAAAATCCCGTTAAAATCTTGTAAATTTTAACGGGATGTGGTACAATATTATTGCTCTAAAAAGTACCATTGCACCCGTGTAATGGTTTCCGCTCTGTCCTGCGCCAATAGGTCAGGGCGGTTTTATTTTTGCTTAATTTTTTATTTAACTTTTTTGCTGGCAATGTTCATCGTTACATCATTATCATAAGTATCTGTATCAAAATATTTTAAGTCAGCTCCTACGGTTGAAGGATTAAAATTCTTGCAATCTTCTATCGCAAGCTCTATCATGCCTTCGCTGTTTGCTGAAATTGGATCACTGCAAACAACATTGTTATAACTTCTGCCGTCCAATATAACGGTATCGGCTTGTATGGTTATAGATTTACCCATTTTGTTCTTAACATAAAAATGCACCTCAGCCTCATCGTCTGAATATGGATATTTTTCCGTGTCACTATAATATACGACTATATCGCTATCAGAATAAAGCTCGGTTAAAGTGTCTTCAAATTCTGTAGGCTTTTCAGTAGGCGGTTCTGTCGGCTTCTTGGTAGGTGCTTCTGTTTCAAGTTCAGTAGCTTTTTCTGTCAAATCTCCTTCAGATGAACTAACATCTTTTGAGGAATCTATAATGATAGATTCCACGATAGTGTTTTCATACAGATTAAATTCTTCAGATTGCTCGTTGCCTTTGCTCGAGAATATCATAGAACACAAATAATTGTTCGTAGCCCACACATATATAGTGCCGTAAAACTTATTTCCAAAATCTTTTATATTTGCTGTCACACGATAGGCCCGAAAATTATCTATATAAGTTGCGGTTCTGTTTATTTCTTCAAAATCATCAAGCGAATCTGCAAAGCCATCAAGAAACGAATCTACATAATCTGAGTTAAATTGAGATTGTGAAATACTCGTCTGAGATGTATTTATATAAAACATGTTTCCGTCGGTATCATAAAAATAATCGTGACCGTCAATAGTTTTATGTGTCCAATTTTCAGGAATAGAAATCAAGAAAGGAGTTACATCATACAACTTTAATGAATCGGTTTCCGACATATCCTGACTGGCTTTGTCAGGAGAAGTTGTTACTGATTGTTGTGACTTGGTTTGGCTAACTTGCAAAATAGCCGTTACGACAACGGCGCATAAAATAAAAGCTATTAGCAAAGCAATGTAAAAATGTGAAGTGCGATATATAGGCGTCTTGTTAGGTGATTTTTCAGTATCGCTTGTGGGTTTAAATTTATTATTTTGGTAAGTATGGCATTCAGGGCAAAACACTGAATTGCTTGGTATTATTTTACCGCATTTTTCACATTTGTAAGGTTCTTTGCTTTCAGGCTCGATATCCTTGAACAAGGCAACCTGTTCAATCTTTGCACCACATTCATTGCAAAACTTTGAGCCGGCAGGAACATCAGAACCGCATTTTTGGCATTTCATTTATAAATCCTCCTCTTTTGTGATATATATTGACAAAATATATATCATATACTAAAATAATATTAGAGAGGTTCAGACTTCTCACTATTCCTATTTTTCCTACCATAGTTGCCGCTATGGTAGGTTTTTCTTTTTGTTGATAAAATCTGCAAATTGCTCTTTTACCCGTCTTTCAAGCGGATGTAGGTAAAAAGCGTTTCTGCGTTCGAGCTCTGCCATTCGTTCAGCCCTGTAGGTCGCCGCCTCAAAGCTAATGTCACATAAATTTGCAATTGCAGCGGAAGTTAACGCTTGCAGTTCATGAAGGACACAGGCAGGGGCGAGTAAATCCCGAGCGAACACATTTGCAGAGTGCTCTGCTTCGTCAGTTTTTAAAAATCCGTTGCCGTCTGATTTAAATAAATGACCTAAAAAGATGTGTCCAAGCTCGTGTGCAATCGTGAATCTGCACCGCTGAGGAGATTGCTCATCTGCATATATGATATAAAGTTTATCATCTTGCATCAAAGTTATTCCACTCTCATTTTCACTTAGCAGATTGACTGCCGAATTTTTTAACAAAACAATGTCGGCTTGTTTCGCTATCTGACTGACTTTAACAGGCAAGTTGCTAATTCTGTAGTCGATTAAGCATTGCCAAGAGGCATTGCGTGCGTTTTTGTATTTTTCATAATTCAATTTTTACCACCTCACAGGTAGTTTAACCCATGAGGTGTTTTTTATTTGTACTTATAAATCTGTATCGTCAGGCTCAAACTTACTGAGATCAGGGAGATTAACTATTTCTATAGGCTGATTGTTGCCGTCACTTCGTGCGGCTTTCACTGTTGGTATCAATATTTCATCTTCCACACCGAGCAATCTATCGACTGCAGGTTGCATATCAACTTTATTACGATATGCAAGTATAACCTTTTTCTCGTGATCCGAAAGTTTATCTATATGTATTTGTTCTTTAATTTCGCCATTTATCAAAGCGTTTATATCAATAGATAAAAAATTACATATCTTGGTGACATTTTGAATAGATGTTCCCCAAATGCCCCTACTAAAAATACCTTTAACGGTTGTATAAGGCAAATCAACTAATTTTGCAAATTGCATCACGCTTTTATATTTATTTAAAATATAATCCTGCAATTTTTGCTCAATAGTCATTGCACTCACCTCTCTTTGATAGTTAGTATATTACAAAATTTTGTAGATGTCAATAACAAATCTACCTTTTTTAGTAAATTATTTTTAAAAAAGTGTTGACAATCTACCGTAAAAGGTATATTATAATGCTGTAATCTACTAAATAAGGTAGATTGGAGGTGAAAAACTATGTTATATCCTAATTTGGTGAAAGCAATGAAAGATGAAGGTGTAACTAAAACAGATATTGCAAATCTGCTTGGATTACATTTCAATACCGTAACTGCAAAACTTGAGGGTGAAACATCTTCAAGCAAAGCTGTTTATCAGGTTGGCTTTACTTTGATTGAGGCGGTAATGATTAAAAACATATTTTTTAAAAGATATGATCTTGCTTGGCTTTTTGATTTCTCTGAACACACAAAAACAGCTTAACGAAAGGAATGGTAAAAATGGCACTAACCATATATGCGGTAGTTGCTACCGTAGTAGCAGTAATTGCAATCATAAAAGCTGTAAAATGGAAAACTGCTACAAGAGCAATGTTTATTTATTGCATGAAAAATTTTAGTATGCCCACATACAAAGAATTTGCCGACTGCTCCAAAGAAGCCGCCGGCAAGACAATAAGATTTAAGTAGGATTTGAGGTGATAAAAAATGCTCTCAAAAATTATGATAAGCCGTAATAAAAAGAAAAAGGCAATGCCGACCCGACAATCACCCTTTGAACACCCTGCTTATCCTATTCAGAGTGATTTTTACGAAATTTCTTTAGAGAAATACGGCGGAGAATTACCAATTCATTCGGTGCGAATGTCCTTTGTACTGCCCTATGACGATTGGTGCGAATTTTCAAAGTCAAATCTTTACAAACATTTGCAGGAGTATCTTCGGGAACTAAAAAAACGAGATAACCTGCATGTGAAGACAGCATTGGAAGATTTATAGGCAAATGTTCATTGTAAGTTGGAATATAGTTGACTTTACCCCTTGTAACATATTCACAAGCAAATATTTCAAATGTATAAATGCTTTCGTTGTAAACTTCATTATCAAAAATAACTTGCAAATCGGTAATGGTAATCGGCAGATTGGATTTATTATTCGTTTGATAATGTAAAATCAGCTTTTTCTGACCCATTACATACGGACGAAGAATGCACTCTTTCATCTGAATTTCTAAATTAATTCTGCGTGACAGCAAATATTGAATTAGATTTATCAGAGAAATCAGAAAACCTAATATGCCTAAAATTCCGCTAATTACAACCCACATAACAATCAACTCCTTTGCTTGATTATAACATTCGCAAAAGATATTTGCAACACAATCAATAATACCCACAACCGCAAAGAGGTGAAGAAAAGATGGAAGTAATAATAATCTTAGGGCTGCTAATGCTTTGCACAGCTTTTGTTTCAGCAGTATTAGCAATAAAAATAGTAGCCGCCCATTTGTATAAAACAATAGACAGCTACCTCGATAAGCACGACGCTCAAATTATGGATCTGATTAAGTGGGCAAAGGAGAATGAAAATTGAACAAGTTTTTAATGTTTGTAGTGTTTATTCTCAACGCAATTATCTTACTTCTGCTGATTACAGCAATGTTTATCAAAGCAGGAATTATCCGTTAAATTCAGCAACAAAACAACATTTATTTTTAGGAGGTGATTAGATGAACGACAAAATACTCGTCAACCCTAAAACAAATCAGGAGTACAGAGATGTACCGCCGACTGTGGCGGCTGAATATCTCGGAGTTGCTCTCAATTATGTTTATGAGGGCCTAAAAAAACAAACCCTGCCCATTGGCTCAGCCGTACAGAGCGACAAAGGGCGTTGGAGCTACAACATACCGATTGACCGGCTAAAGACCTATGCAAGCGGTGCAGATATATCCTTACTGACCACACTGCTCAACAAATTGATCGGCAGCGGCAATACAATCAACGAAAGGACGGCGTAAAAATGATAAATTCGCCGTGCTACGGCTGTCAGATAAGGAAGACAAGATGTCATACAGATTGTGAAAGATACCTCAAGTACAAATCAAAATGTGACAATCGCCGAGCCGAACGCTCTAAGAATTATGACTTTTTTAATTACATCAGTCATAAAATCGACATCCATACGAGATGTCGCAAATCAAATAAATGAAAGAATAGGTGAATATATGGAAATCATTGCAAATAACCGTGCAAATAACCGTGAATATATCGCTTTTAAAGACTTAAAAAAAGGCGATATTTTTGTATTAGCTTCAGATGGCAAATGGTACATAAAAAACAACGATTTTAATGCAGTGCGACTTACAGACGGCGAAACCGTTGAACCTATACTTTATTTCACACTTTGCGAAGTCAAAGATTGCGTGCTCGTAGAAAGAGAAATCTATACAGCATTAACTGAAAAGGAGTGTAACAAATGTGGCATTTAAGAAACTACGAAACAAAAAGGTCGCTCAGGAAAAAGTATAAGCATTGCAAAGAGCAACTCGAATATACCCGAAAGAGCCTCAGCACGAAGAGTGATGAGCTTGAAACAGCGCACAGCGACATTGACTTTTTTAAGGTCAGAATCATCAAGGCGCTTAATGAAGTTAATAAACTTTGTGATGGCAACAATCTGTTTTTACCGCCTGAGATTGAACGCATACAGATTGAGCTTGCGGTCACAGATGTGATAGACGTTAAAGAAACCTCCAAAGGCTTTATTTGCGTAGCGGTTGATGAGTGCAACCGATGAATTTTACAGGCAAAGAAAAAGACCGTTGATTGTAGTGCAAGCAATCAACGGTCGGCAAATAACACAAGGCTATCTGCAATGTACAAATACAGTTTAACATTATTATATCAGATAACCTTGCAAAAATCAAGGAGATTATAAAAATGAACAAGAAATCTAAATTACAAATGATACAGGTTGAAAAACTGCACCCACATCCACAGAACCCTCGAAAGGTTCTCGGTGATGTGACTGAGCTTGCAGAATCTATTAAGGCGAACGGAATTTTGCAGAACCTCACGGTCGTGCCGATGAATGACGATTGGACGGAATTTACCGTCATTATCGGTCACAGAAGATTAGCAGCGGCAAAGCAGGCAGGCTTGACCGAACTGCCGTGTGCAGTCGTTGAAATGAGCGAAAAAGAACAGCTTTCAACAATGCTCACAGAGAATATGCAGAGGTCAGATTTGACAGTCTACGAAGAAGCTAAGGGCTGTCAGTTGTTGCTTGACCTCGGCGATACGGTTTCAGAAATTGCAGAGAAAACAGGATTTTCCGAAAGCAAAATCAGAAGAAGAGTAAAGCTCTGCGAGCTTGATGAAGAGGCATTTAAGGAAAGTCAGATCCGACAGCCTACGCTTGCAGACTATGACCGATTGAATCAAATTAAGGACATTGAAACGAGAAATAAACTCCTCGAATCAATCGGTACAAACAATTTTGACAATCTGTTGTATTCAGCTGTTAAAAAGCAGGAAACAGAGGAAGAGAAAGAAAAAATTGAAAAACTCTGTCTTGAACATGGAATGATCAAAGTGCAGGGATTCAAAGAAATCCCGAACGACTACGACTATATGGGCATATTTGCGCTCAAAGATTTGGTCGGTAAAGACTTTGCGGACGGCAGAAAAAGATATTTTTATTTTGCTTATGGCTCAAACATCTACATTTACGCAGAAGCATTAGACAAGCAGGAAAAGAACGATGCCGAAGATGAAAAGCGAAAGCTTGAAGAACAGAGATGGGACGAGCTTGTTGAACAGGCGAAAGAAATAGACGAGCGCTGTGAGGCTCTCAGAATAGGCTTTATGCTTGATACAAATTTCAATGACAGCAGCAAAAAGCAGGAGCTTGTGAAGTTTATAGTCGCCCAAGTGGGTGGCAGGCGCCAATAGCATGGTATACAAATTTTGCAAAGTGGTCGAGCATCAAAATGATAAGAGCATAGACAGCTACGTCAACGAACATTGGAGCAGTGACAACGGCAGAATGCTGATGGCGACGGCATATGCTTTGAGCCAAAGAGATTGTAAAAAATTCAGCTTTATTCATGTGAGATACAGCAGCAGAACGATCAGCCGAAAAAACAGCCCTGACTTAAACAAATTTTATTTCTTGCTTTGCAAACTCGGCTATGTGATGTCTGATGAGGAGATTCAGCTCCGTGACGGCACACATCCGATTTTCACAACAGGCGAAGTCAATTAAAAGAACATTTTGCTGATGTCCGCAAAATGTTCTTGTGCTGAAAATTTAATAAGTTAATCACACAACTGCACTTGTGAGATTATAAATTCCCTCTTTTGATAAATTAATACATACCTATCTACTTTCTTTCAGTAATACCGATTCGGGTAGGTGCAGATGCCCGAATAAATTAACCGATAACAAGCTCTGCACAGCTTGTTATATAAAACTCGTTTACTCCTCTTTAAATAAATTCTGACATTGTATAAAGCGGAGTATGTGCAGATACTCCGCTTAGGTGAAGAAAATGGAGCTATTAGAATTTAAAAATCAGATGTTAAAGTTATGCGACACATCTGATTTGAAAGAAATCGGAAACAATCTTTTTCGTGTAGTTCTGAGTAATGAAACACAGTTTTATGATGAATACAATGAACTTGTTGCTAATGAGAGTAAGGATTGGTTGCAGGCATTGTGGCAATATTACGAAGCCGACCGAACAGAGAAAAAGCAGGATTATACCCCGAAAAGTCTTTGCAAATTAGTATCTGCCTTGGTGGGGGATTGTGAAACTATTTACGATTGTTGCGGAGGAAGTGGAGCGTTGACTTTGCAAAATCTAAAGGATAAAGCTATTTCAAATGTGTATATAGAAGAACTTGACGAGAATGTTATCCCGTTTTTGTTGTTCAACTTATCTTTACATAACGCAAATGGCTATGTCATAAATGGCGATGTGCTGAAACAAGAGAAATATAAAATATATCAACTCAGTAACGGCGAAAAATACAGCACAGTTAAAATTGTTGATAATGTGCCTGATTTTAAAGCTGATGTTGCTGTCAGTAATCCGCCGTACAACATTAAGTGGCAACCGCCGTTACCGCTTGAAAATGACATTAGATTTCCAGTGATTCCGCCGGCGGGCAATGCGAATTATGCTTTCGTTTTTAATTGCATTGCAAGAGCAAACAAAGCAGTCTTGATTCTGCCAATGGGCGTGTTGACGCAACGCAATGAATATGATATACGAAAATATTTGGTCGATAATGATTTGATTGAGTCAATAATTACTTTACCAAATAATATGTTTGAATGTACAAGTATATCAACCTGCATAATGGTTTTAAACAAAAACAAAGCAAACAAAGGTAAAGCGAATCTGATACATAGCATCCAAAATTTTGTCGTTGAAGAGCGAGAACAAAATGGACAGTTTGGCGGTAAAAGTCACACGAACAGAACTTACAAAAAGAAATATAACGTTTTGTCCGATGAAAATATAAACAAAATCATTCAGGTTATCAAAAACCTAACAGAAGTGAATGAATTTTCTTTGATAAAGTCAAACGCAGAGATAGCAGAAAAGAAATATATGCTCGCTCCGAGTAAGTTTTTTGATGTTAGCATTGAAGATTTTGAAGACGATAAACATCGTGATTTTCAAGAAATTGCCGATAATATCAATTATATTACTAAAATGCAAAATGCTTGTAAGTTAGTTATTAATGAAACAATTGCCCGAAAATTAGGCTTTGATGTTCAGCTTTATAAAGATGAGAACAAAAATTCAAATCAGTTTGCGGACGAACAATCCAAATTGTTAGGCATTAAAATTGAAAAGTCCGATTATATTCAGTTCACAAAAAATAAGAACGAATTTGTATTTAAGTGCAACGATAAAGAATTGTTACCTGATATTTTTATCCACTTTTTGACAATATGGAAAAATCAAATTTCTTTACTCAACACGATGCAGAATCAGTATTTAACTGAACTCAGGGATGCAGAACTCTCTGAATTGATGTCCGGAAAAATATCGCATGAATAAGGAGACAGAAAAAATGGATGTAAACATAATCACAATAAAATTTAAAGACGGTTCAAGCATATATATTGATGATGTTTCTGATTATGTCATAAATAACAATGTTATCAAAGTTAATAAAAATGGATATAATCAGTTTTTTAATTTCGACGAAGTTAGATATATCGGAAGAACATTTGATTTAGAACCCGAAACATACGATGCAATGAAGAGATGGGACAATGAAAATAAAAAAAGCATTTGAGATATGCAAGAAAAATAAAAACAAGAAAGGAAATGCCGATGAAGCAGTATGAAGCTGACCAACAGCGGAAGTTATTTCAGTGGACAACCTTCATCAGAACAGAATATCCAGAAGTTGATTTGATGTTTCACCTTCCAAACGGCGGAAGTCGAAATAAACTTGAAGCGGCCAACCTAAAAAGGCAGGGAGTGAAAGCAGGTGTGCCTGACTTGTTTCTGCCTGTCAGCCGTGGCGGCTATCACGGATTGTTTATCGAATTAAAATACGGTAAAAACAAGCCAACCGAAAAACAAACCGAATGGCTTAAAAGTTTGAATGAACAAGGCTACGCTGTCGCTGTATGTTATGGTTGCGACGAGGCAAGCGAAAAAATATTAAGATATTTGAAATTGGGTGATATAAATGAGTAAAGAAAAAAAGAGACGGGGCAAGAGAAAAAAACTTGATCGTTTGGATAGAATGTGTCTCTATTGTGCCGATTACAATAAAAAGCACGGCACAAACTACAGTTACGGAGAATTTGTAGCGCAAATCGCCGCAAGAAAAATTAAACCGCTCGGTTTGTACGATTACGCAGATTAGGAGGAAAAAATGATTGATTGCTCAAAAACAGAAAATTATTTTGCTGAAAAAGCAAGAATGACGAAAAAAGACAAACTTGGAAGATGCAAACTTTATTGTGGCGAATGCCTTTTAAACAATAAAAATAACGGTACATCCGAAAATTTATTGTGTGGGGCTTTTGAAGCAATCTATCCCGAAAAGGCAATTTCAATTATTCAGAAATGGTCGGATGAGCATCCACAGAGGACTTATCTAACCGAATTTCTGAAACATTACCCAAACGCTCTGCTCAAGGATGACGGAACACCCGAAATATGCCTCAGTAGCTTAGGATTGACGAACTATAATGGATGCAGAAACGGCATTACTTGTTCGGAATGTTGGAATCAGCCTATTGAGGGCGGTGAAGAGTAATGGGAGAGCTTAAAGGCAAAATAATAGATTTTGAACCGTATCGTGTGGAAAAGGAGCTTGAACAATTTAAGGATTATGATGAAAAGAACTTTTTTGCAGATTGTTATGTTAGTGACGAGTGCAAAAATCCAGACAGTTACGGAATTGTATGTGTAAAATGCGGAGAGTGCGGACGCACTTTTACAAAAGATGGAATTTTAAAGGAGGATAATTGTAATGACACCAAATGAATACAGGCAACGGCTTATTGAATTACTGCTATCAGATTGGTCTGATGAAATGGACGGTGAAAAATAATGGCATTTCCCGAAAAGCTAAAAGCGTTAAGACTTGAAAATGGCTTAACGCAAGATGAACTGGGCGAAAAGCTCTATTTGAGCAGAACAAGTATATCTTACTATGAGCAGGGAAAATTTGAACCTAATATTGAAACCATAATAGCTGTAGCGAATTTATTTAACATCACAACAGATGAATTGTTGAAGTGAGGTGTGAACACAATGACAAACTTTGAAAAAATCAAATCAATGAGCAAAGAGCAAATGACACGTTTTATGCTTGATATTATGCTTGACACATTAAATAACAATGTTTGCGGTTATTGCGAAAATTGTGATGCTCCTTGTCTTGGAAATGAAGAAATTATTAGAAAATGGCTTGAAAGTGAGGCAAGCAACAATGGCTGAATCCAAAAAAACAGTTGCAGCGGAAACACAAGACAAGCCGACAGCACCGGCAGAAACATTATCAGAGCTTGACAAGCTCGTTGTTGCGTTTATTGACGGCGCTCTTGATGTTAATGAAATCAATAAGCTTGATATATTCAACAGATGGCTTGTTCTGTCAATGTCTGCAATATACAGCTGTGCGAAAATAGGATTGCTGTCCGCTAAGGCTTGTGTTAAGGCAAAGTACAAACTCTTACAGGAATATCGCAGATTTAGAACCAACACATTTTTCGCCGAAAAAGAACATATTGAGTGGATTAAACGCACAAGAGAAACCTCATGTAAACTAACGGAACTGTCAAAGGCGATTGCTGAACATGATCCGGAAGTGTTGTCGATAGCTTTACAAATTATTGATTTGCTCACGAAGCAGGATATTTACAACAAACTTTTTATTTTATCGGACGCATCAGATACATATAAAGCAGATTGCTTAAAAACGTTGACCGAAAATGATACAGCATTTTTGGTCGAGTTTGGAAACATACCGTTTGTAGATTTGCTTTTTAAGTTTTATAAATCGGCAGAAGAAACGAGAGCAACGGAAATTTTCAAAGAATTGGATGCAGACAACATTAGAACCGTAGCCTGTCACGTGCCGGTTAAGTCGGATGATTGTCGAGGAATCACCAAAAGCTACAAAGAATATTTTGACATCTAAACACGGCAACATCCTTACCGTATGCAAAATCTAAAAAAACAAAATGTAAAAAGTAAATTTTCATATTTAAAAACAGTCAAATGACGACTTCTTCTTTTGATTGTTTTAGTTGTTACAAAAAATGCACCAAAATCAAACACACAATTGCAACGGTAAGGTTGCACAAAGCAGTAGTTCGGAGGTCAGACGGACTACTGCATATTTATATCATCTGACTTTTTTAATACGAAAATAGAATAATAGACAGTCACAAATAAAAGGGTTGAAATACCCTTTAACTATCCTGCTCAAGGAATTAATTAAGTGACCGTTTTAGTTTTTACATATATAATAAAGGATTAAATATGTTTACATACAAAGCCGAAATTAAATCAGGCCCTTTGCTTGAGGTTAAATACTACAAGTCCATTCGCAAACGCAACAAGAAAAATCTTGCTCGACAAATCAATCAATCCCGAACAAACGAAAAGCAAGCCAAAGCAAACCGTATCAGAGGAGAACAACACACACAGAGGCTTATCCTCTGCAACTTCTCTGAGGGCGACTGGTTCGCAAGATTCTCCGCTCCGTTTGGTAAATTTACCGAAGATGAATTTGAGAGGGTTGTATCGAATTTTTTTAAGCGAGTGAAACGCAGGACAGATAAGAAACAAATCAAGTTTAAATACATCGGCTACTGCGAATGTGGCAAGCTCGGAAAGAATTGGCATTTGCATATTGTGATTGAGGATTGCGTTCGTGAAATCTTAATGGAGTGTTGGCCATGGAAAAACGGAAGAATTTTCGTTCCGCTCTACCAAGACGGAAACTATGCCGACCTTGCAAAGTACATCCGCAAAGATGTCAGCGGAAAGAAAAGATTAAAAACATCAAGGAATTTAACAAAGCCTGAAATCAAAGTGACAGAAGGAAAAAAGAGAGAATATCGAAAACTCGAACGGGGTGAGGCTCTGCCTTGCCCGGACGGATATTATTTCTACAAAGACGAAATGTGGATAAATGATTTTACTGGTGCAACTTTTCACTTTACATACTTAGCCAACACTCACAAGCATAAGAAATTCGGAGGTGCAAGAATTTGAAAGATTCAACGAAAGATTATACGATTGCGCAATTCAGGTCATATGCTGCTCTCGGCTGTCCGAGCAAAGCACAAATCATTTCTGACAAAACAATGCACAAAGCACTGCGACTTGACTTGCTTGCCGTGATAGACACATTAAATGCCTTGACGAACAGCGGAAAAGACTACATCTGTCAGGCTGTATGTGCTGTTTATTTTCCTGCACCGACAGAAGAATTAAAAAAAGGTGAAATCAATTCGAGGGTAATGAGATGTGCTCTTGAAAACTACACGGACGAGCGAACTGTGTGGCGCTGGCTGAAAGAGGCAAGATTACTTTGCGCCAACCTTCGAGGCTTGAACACAGGTTATTTGTACAACTTGCACAAATAAAAATGTCAGTAGAAACGATTGATTTTGATGTAAAATTAAATTGCAATGATAAAACGAAAAGTAACTACAGATTGGATTATAAAACAAATTCGCAGCGGTAAAGCATACAGGTTTTACTTGACAGCGAATTGGGCAGAAGTCCGTGACAGAAAAAAAGCACTTGAACATTATGAATGTGAACGCTGTCGCAAGGTGGGTAAATATAGTCCTTGTGAAGCCGTGCATCACAAGCTATACCTCAAGGCAAGACCTGATCTTGCTCTCGACATCAACAACCTCGAATGCCTTTGCAAAGACTGCCATTACAAAGAACATCACAAGTACGAATCAAAAAAATTAAAAGATGAGTTTGCTGAACGCTGGTAGTCAAAAAAAGACATACCCCCGGGTAAAAAATCGAAAAATTCTGAGGCTTATGGATAACGGAGTAAAGGCACGACAGTTCACCTTCGCGCACGCACACGAGAAATTTTCAGAGAGGAGAGAACAAAATGGCGCAGATTAAAATTGCTGAAATCAAGGATAGCTTAATTGAGCAACTGACTTTGAAAGGGGCAAACATTGAAGTCTATAGAGATTTAATTGACAGTTACATCTTCTGCACTAAACTTGAGCGTAAAATGCAGGCGGACATCCGCAAAAATGGCTTGACATACAAAGCTATCAGCGCCACAGGCAAAGAGTATATTAAGGACAACCCCTCTGTAAAAAATGCCGTAATGTACAACAAACAGCGTTTAGCGATCCTCTCACAAATGGGGCTGTCAATTGACAAAGTCGAAAGTGATTCGGATGACGAACTGTAAAATCATAGACGATTACATCGACCTTGTTAAAAGCGGTAAATATCGTGTCTGCCGTGAGCAAATTCAGCTGATAAAATTTGTTGAAAATGTCTTTGAAAACGAAGAAATTTACGTCGATGAAGAACAGCTTGAAAAATATTTAGCCCTGCAGAAATATTTTCCTTATAAACTTTTTGAATGGGAAAAATTTTGCTTTGCTTTGCACAATTGCACCTACTCTGCTCCCGGTGTTTTAAGATTCCCTGATTTGGTTTGTGTAGTCGGAAGAGGAACGGGAAAAAACGGTTATCTTGCTTTTGAAGATTTTGCTTTGGTAACTCCGGTCAACGGTGTGCGAAACTACGATATTGATATTTGCGCAACGTCCGAAGAACAAGCACAAACGAGTTTTAATGATATTTATGAAATCTTGGAAAATAATGCGTCAAAAATGCAGCGGCATTTTAAGTGGAATAAAACCAAAATCACTAATATAAAAACGAACTCGACGATTAGATACAGAACATCAAACAGTAAAACAAAAGACGGCGGCAGACCGGGCAAGGTAGATTTTGATGAAAAACACGCTTACGAAAATTATGACCTCATTAACGTTTTTACTACAGGTTTAGGCAAAAAGCCTTTACCACGTAGGACGACAATAACCACGATGGGAGATGTTCGTGACGGGCCGCTTGATAACGAACTTTCGGAAGGGCTTGAAGTTTTAAATGGCGATGCCTCGGATAACGGGACGCTCTATTTCATTTGTCGCTTAGACGATGAAAAAGAGGTTTATAATCCCGAAAACTGGTATAAAGCAAATCCGTCTTTACAATATTTCCCTGATTTACAAAGAGAAATAAAGAAAGAATTTGAAGAATGGAAAAAAGATAAAATCAATAATTCAGCGTTTATGACTAAACGAATGAATATTCCAAAAGGCACAGAAGCCCATCCTGTTACTTCTTGGGACAATATCAAAGCTACAAACAGACCTCTTCCCAACCTTGAGGGCAAGCCGTGCATATTTGGCATTGACTACACCAAAACTACTGACTTTTTGGGGATCGGTTTAATGTTTTTGATTGACGGCTCAATCGCATGGAAACCATTTTCGTGGTATTGTTCACAATCTGCGGATTTGGGCAGAATTAAATTTCCTTATGCTAAACAGCCTGATTTACAAAGGGTTGACGGAGCGGAAATACCTCCCGAAATTGTCGCCGACTGGTTGAGAAAACAGAAAGAACATTACAACATTGTCGGAGGAGCTTTGGATAATTACCGATACACGCTTTTAAAAGAGCCGTTAATGCAGTTAGGTTTTGAATGCGACCGTAAAGGCAGAAATAATCTTAAACTCGTCAGACCGTCAGACAAAATGCTTGTCGCTCCTCTGATTGCTTCGGATTTCGCTAATCATCGTATTGTTTGGGGAGATTCGGCACTTATGCGTTGGTACACAAACAACACATCGGCTGTCGAGGATAAAAACGGCAATATCATATACGGAAAGATTGAGCCAAAATCACGAAAAACAGACGGATTTATGGCATTTGTTGCCGCATATACGCAACTTGATTTACTAAAACAAAATCAGCCGATGTCGGTTGATGAACTTAAGAATTGCTTTAACGCAATTGTATTTTAAAAGGCAGGTGAAAAAATGAAAGTAATAAACTTGGTAAAAAATCTCTTTAAAAAAGATGCCGTTGCAGCGGAATTTAATGAGGACAGCTCGGCGGTTGATGAACAGAGGTTTCACCTGACTGAACTTGCCTTGTTTACTGCAATTGATTTTATTGCTCGAAGTTTGGCAAAGTGCGAATTTGTGACGGTAAGCAATAACCGAGAAAGTCGCAAAGCTGAATACTATCTGTGGAACTATTCGCCAAATAAGCATCAAACCAAAATTGAGTTTTTTACGCAGGCTGTCGCAAAATTGATTTTTGACAATGAACTGTTAATTATCGAAACAGCCGACAATCAGCTTTTAATTGCGGACAGTTTTTCAAGAACAGAACACGCATTGATTGATGATTCTTTCAGCGGTGTTACTTGCCGAAATTTTACATATCAGCGCAAATTTTTAGAAAGCGAGGTAATTTACCTCAGATACAACAACTTTGCTCTTAACGGCTTATTAGCCGATATGTGTGATACTTACGAGCAGTTAATGTTATCGGCTCAAGAAAGATATAACAAAGCGGTCGGCCACAAAGGCATTTTGGAGCTTGAAAATTACAGCTTTGGTGATGAAAATTTTGCCGAAACCTACAACAAAGTGCTGTCAAAGCAGTTTAAATCATTTTACTCAAACAAAAACGCTGTTATGCCGATTTTTAAGGGTATGAAATATTCAGAACCCTCAACCGATGCAGGAAAGACTACAAACAGCGAAATTAACGATATCCAAAAATTGAGAACTGAGGCTTACACGGTGGTTGGAAACTCTTTGCATATTCCGCCGGCAATTTTAAGCGGTGAAGCCTCTCAACTCTCGGACGCTATGGATTGTGCTATTGGAAATGCAATTGATCCGATTGCAAATATGTTTGAGCAAGAGATTACAAAAAAGAGATTCGGAGCTAACGAATTTAGCAAAGGTAATTATCTACTGATTGACACAACGACAGTCAGACACATTGATGCCGTAAGTCAGGCGAATAATCTTGATAAGTCAATTGCAAGCGGAGTGTTGACGCCTGCACAGGCTCAAAAATATTGCAACATGCTCCCTTGCTCAGAGGCTTGGGCGCATACATATTACATTACTAAAAATTACCAAACAATAGCAAATGCTTTGAAGGGTGGTGAATAAGTGAAAAGCAGAAATTACAATATCAAGCAGATTGCTGAAAATCAGAGTGTCTTGCAAATATATCTTTATGGCGAAATCGAGCCGACTTACTTGAATATTTGGGGCGACCTCGTAGAATCCAAGACAAGCGCCGAATATATTCGCAAGGCGATTGAAAAAGCAGGCGAAATTGAAGGCATTGAAATCTACATCAATTCCTTAGGCGGATTTGTTGATGAAGGCGTGTCAATTTACAATTTGCTCAAACGGCAGAGTGTGCCAGTCACTGCATACATTGACGGTATGGCTTGTTCAATTGCCTCTGTCGTCGCAATGGCGGCTGATAAGATTATAATGCCGTCAAACACAACAATGATGATTCATCATGCGATCGGCGGTTGTTACGGAAATGCGAAAGAGCATAGAAAAGTTGCAGCTCAGCTTGACAAAATCAGTGAAGCAAGTACAAACTCTTACCTTGTGCATGCAGGCGATAAGCTCACAAGAGAAACCCTCGAGCCGCTTCTTGATGCTGAAACATTTTTGACGGCAGAGGAAGCCTTCAATATCGGCTTGTGTGACGAAATCCTTGATCCGGTTGACTTAACCGAATCAAAAGAGATTGTTGAAGATGCACAGCAAAAGAAGAATCCAAAAGCAAAACAGGCAGCGGCAGAACTTGCAAAAATGCTTGGTGCAAAGCCTGAACCGCAGACACCACCTGAGCCCAAGCCGAAAAATTCCGAAGAAAAGGACAGCTTTGGCTTTATTGAAGAATACTTCAAAAACAAAAATTATTTGTAAAGGAGATTTAAAAAATGAAGAATCTTGATGCGATTAAAAACGCAAAAGCAAAGTTTGCGCAGAACTTGAAAACTGCCATTGATTCCAAAGATGAAGCAAAAATGACCGAGGCTCTCAACGCCTATGCTGATAGTATTCAGCAGTCAATCATTGAGGTCGCACAGGAAATTGGCGAAACTGCCGATAACACAATCCTTGCCAAGAGAGGATTCAGACAGCTTACAAGCGCAGAGCAGAAGTTTTATAACAATTTTGTCACAGCGGCAAAATCTGCCGATGTTAAGCAGGCTCTTACAGGTCTTGATGTTACAATTCCCCAGACGATTCTTGATTCCGTGCTTGAGGATATTACAAACAATCATCCTCTGCTTGATGCAATCGGCATTGAAAACACATACGGCTCTGTTAAGGCAATCTTTGCCACGGACACAAAACAGCTTGCCGCCTGGGGCGCACTGAACTCCAAAATCACGCAGGAGCTTGCCGGCACAATCCAGGAAAAGGATTTCTCGGCAACAAAGGTAAGTGCGTTTGTACCTGTCCCAAAAGATATACTTGACCTCGGCGCTGTATACATCGACGCATATGTCCGCAGAATCCTTGCAGACGCTCTTGCATATGCCCTTGAGGACGGTTTTATCAACGGTGACGGCAACGGAAAGCCTATCGGTATGCTTAAAGACCCCGAGGGCGCTGTAAAGGCAGGTGCGTACACTGAAAAAACAGCAACAAAGCTCACAAGCCTTGACATTAAGTCATATATGGATGTTGTTGCAAAGCTCGCAAAGGGCAAGGGCGGTAAAACGAACAACATCACATCGGTTGACCTTATCGTAAATCCTGTTGATTATCTCACAAAGATTATCCCTGCAACAACTGTGCTTGCCACAGACGGCTCGTACAAAAACAACCTTTTCCCGTTCCCGACTAATGTTTACCCATCTGAAATGGTGACAGAGGGCACGGCTGTTATCGGTCAGCTTTCAAAATACAAAGCTTGCCTTTCCACAGGCAAGGAAGGAAAGCTCGACTATTCAGACCAGTATCAGTTCCTTGAAGATAACAGAGTTTATCTTATTAAGGCTTACGCAACAGGCTTTTCGCTTCACACAAACGATTTTCTTAAGCTCGATATTTCAGCGCTCAATCCTGCTGAAATTAAGGTAACTCTCAATCAGGCAACAACAGTTTAATTTATTGCGGAGGTGTTGAACAATGGGAATTATAAGCGATGTAGTTAATATGCTCGATTTTGACCGTGAGCACATTGAAACAGATGAAGGCACAAAGTCAAAAATTGAACTGATTATAGCCAATGGAAAACAGCACCTCCGCGATTATAACCCTCTACTTACTGATGAGGATTTCGAGCGACCGACAAGAGCAAGAAGTTTGCTGTTCGATTACTGCCGTTATGCTTACTCGAACGCTGTTGAAATGTTCGACCATAATTTTGAAAGCGAAATTTTGAAATTAAGGCAGGAATACGAGGTGCAAATGTATGATACCGAAGAATAACATTGATTTTTTGACATTCAACGACGGACTTGCAAAAATCTACGAAACGGACGAAAACGACGATGTTATTGCTGACAGCTTGAAAAAGTATCGTTTTGGCAACGAAAAAATCGGTGTAACTCGTTTTTATGGAGCTAAACAGAACGATATTGAACTGTCAAAAGTTATCCATATCCACAAAGATGAGACTTTGAGAACGGATATGGCGGTTGTTATCAGCGGCACAAGGTTTAAAATCGAACAGATACAGCACGATAAAAGCAAAAATCCCCCTTGTTCGATTTTGAGCTTATCGCAAAGAGGTTTATTTGAGGGTGACGAAGATGTTTTTTAAAGATTTTGACGAATTTGTTGAACTTTTCAAAGGCTGTAGCTTTAAATGTGTTGAAGCCGATTACAATAAATCGACCGTTGCGCCTTATATTGTCTATTTCAAAGATGAAGAAACAGGCATCTTTGCTGACGGAAAACCAATTTTTACAAACGCAAAAATTATCGTTGAACTTTACACATCAAAAGACGACCACACAAGCGAAACGAAGCTTGAAAAATGGATGTCTGAAAACGGCTTAGGCTGGAAAAAACCAAATCGAGCATGGGACACAACCAATAAACTTTGTGTAAGCTATTACAATTTGGGCGTGACTTTTGATGAGTAATTACAAAAAAGTCGGTATCGACCGCCTTGGCGATACCCTATCGAAAGAGCTGTCAACCTATTCGGCTGATGTGCAAATGGGTGTTAGATTGTTGGTTGATGAAAAAGCCGAAGAACTTAAAAACGAAATCAAAAAGAATGCACCTGTAGGCAGAAGAAAAAAATATCGCAAATCATTCAGAGTAAAAATCACGAATGAAACATTCAGGTTTTATGAAAAAACGGTTTATGCCGCTAAACCTGAGTACCGGCTTACACATCTTCTTGAAAAAGCTCGTAAAAAGAGAGGTAAAAAAGGCGGAACGGTACAGCCAAAGGTGCATATTGCTCCGGCAACAGAAAAAATTCACGGCGAATTTGAAAGCGGAATAAAAAAGCTTATTAAATCATCGGAAGCTTTTGGTGGCGGTGATTTGAGCGGAATTAAAAGAATTTAAAAACATAAGGAGTGTTTATTAATGAACAAAACTATTAGAAAAGTTGGTTATGCTGTGCTGACAGAAGGCAGCACAGGCGAAATTACATACGGAACACCGATTTGGTTTAAATCTGATGAGGCAGGCGGCAGAAGTATCGGTGCAGAGCCTATTGGCGATTCAAACACAATCTACGCTGACGGCTTGCCTATCATTGTAGCAAGTGCGAATGGCGGCTATACAATCAGTCTTGAGCTTATTTCAGCAGTCGACGACATCGAAAAAGATTGGTTCGGCAATGATGAAGCAACTGAGGGCGGTATCATCGAAAAGGGCGGTATCAAAGTAATGCCGAGATTTGCCCTCCTTGCAGCAAAGGAAACATACAAAGGCGACAAGCTCTACGAAATTGATACATATTTCGACTGCGTAGCTGCAAGAGCCAGCAGGAACGACAAGACATCAGAAGGTAACTTCGACCCACAGTTCCCGACCTTTACGGTCACAGCAAAGCCACGTCCTGACAATGACTTTGTACGCTATACATCTTATGCCGACACTCTGCCCGAAAGCGTTGTAGTGCCGACTGTTAAGTCAAATCCCGGAACAGTATAATTTTAAAAGTAGGTTAAAACATGAAAGATACAGTTGTTATTAATGGTAAAGATGTTGAGGTTGAGGTTACGGCATATACAATGCTCATCTACGAGGACACATTCAAAGGCCACGGCTTTCTGCGTGATACCGACCGTGTTCTTGTTCCGAATCTCAATGATGTAAAATTCGGCACTGCTGTAAAGCTTTTATGGGCAGCGGCAAAGACGGCAGACGATACGATTCCTAACTTTAAGGCTTGGACAAAAGAAATCAGCATCAAGGACGCTATTTCAGCGATAGGTAAAATCGTCAATCTTGTTATTGACAGTCTTAATAGTGACAGCCCAAAAGCGACAGCGACAGCGACCTAAACGGATTTAAAACTTTCCTGACGGCCAAAGAAGTCTTATCTTATGCCGTCAGGAGTGGTCTGACTGTCGCTGACCTACAAAGATTTACAATAGGTTTTGTGTTGGATTATATCAAAACCTATTTTGCATTGCGAAATAATAAAAACATCCATGAAGATGAAGAAAAATATCAGAAAATGAAATCTGTGTTGCCTTTCGTGACAGAAAGATTTGAAAGTAAAGAAATCTCGGAAAAGCAGTATAGCGAGTTTATGAACAGATACAAAAAGTTGGAGGATAGATATGGCATCTACAATTAAGGGTATTACCGTCAAAATTGCAGGCGATACAATAGACTTGCAGAAATCTTTAAAAGCTGTGCAGTCCTCATCCTCGAGCTTGCAGAGAGAACTGACTGCGATTAATAAGCAGTTAAAATTTGACCCTGAAAACACCGTTCTGCTCGCTCAAAAACAAGAAGTATTGAAAGAGCAGATTGATAAGAGTCAGTCTGCTCTTAGTCAATTGCTTGATGTACAGGATCAGGTTGAAGAACAGGCAAAAAACGGCGAAATCTCAACCGAACAGTACAGAGCTTATCAGCGTGAGGTTGAAAAAGCAAAAAGCAAACTCGAAACTTTTAAGAAACAGCTTGCAGAAACCGAAGAAAAGGCAAACGAGATAAACCTTGAATCAGCACGGACTGAAATGTCAAAAACTGAAACAAGCGTTGATAAAGCAGGCGATAGTTTTAAGGGGCTTGAAACGAAGTCCAACAACACCGATTTGTCAAAAATCAAAAAGGAAATGGACGGTGTTAAATCATCAGCCGATGAACTTAGATCCGCTGTTGGTGATGCCTTAAAAGAAGCTACTGCTACAGCAACGGCGATTGGCGGAGCTGTTACAGGCGCAATTGTAAGCGCAAACGGCGAACAAAAGGCTCTCAATTCTTTGCAGGCACAAGCAGGCTTGACCGCCGAGGAGATGACAAAGTACAAAGATGTCCTTGAAGATGTTTACAAAGGAAATTTTGGCGAATCACAAGAAGAAGTTGCAAATGCGCTTGCGTTGATTAAACAGACGACAAACGAAACAAACCCGAGCAAACTCAAAGAAATGACAGAGAACCTTTTTACTTTGTCGGACACATTTGGGTATGATTTTGTTGAAACATTAAGAGCCGTCAATATGATGATGGAGCAGTTTGGCATTACAGGCGAAGAAGCGTTTAATCTTATTGTGCAAGGCTCGCAAAAAGGCTTGAATAAAAACGGTGATTTGCTTGATACAATTAATGAATACTCCGTACATTATAAGCAATTAGGCTATGACGCAAACGAGTTTATTAATTCGCTTGAAAATGGCTCTAAAGCAGGTACTTTCAGTATCGACAAGCTCGGCGATGCAATGAAAGAATTTGGCATCCGCTCTAAGGACACAGCCTCGAGTACGCAGGAGGGATTTGCTCTTCTCGGCTACGGCGCAAAAGCCTCGGCTGAGGACATTAAAAAAGCCAAGGATGAAGTCGCAAAGCTCGAAAAAAATCTTTACTATGCAAAAGAGGAGCAAAAAGGCTTTAACAATTCAACAAGCGAATTAACAAAGCAAAAAAATGCCGATAAAATTGAACAATATTCAGAGGCGCTAAAAACTGCTAAAGAAAATCTTGCAAATCTCGAATCAGCAGGCAAAGGCACAAAAGGTAGTATTGAGGATTTGCAGGCAAGATTTGCAAAAGGCGGAGACAGCGCTAAGGCGGCAACATCAGAAGTCCTAAAGGCTCTTTTTGAGATGGACGATAAGGTTAAGCAAAATCAGGCAGGCGTTGACCTCTTCGGTACGATGTGGGAAGATTTGGGAATTGACGGCGTAAAAGCCTTAATGAAAGTTAATGGCTCTGCCGACAAGACCCAAAATACCATGAAAAAGATTAAAGACATCAAATACGATGACGTTGAAGCCGATTGGGCAAGTCTTGGCAGGACAGTGCAGACCGATGTAATTAATCCTATCGGAAAATCGCTGTTTCCTGAAGTTAAAAAACTTTGTAAATTTGTCGAAAATCATACTGACGATATTATCCCTACGCTTAAAATTGTCGGCTCTCTCGTCGGTGGCATTTGGGTAGGCAGAAAAACAACCGTTGTTGTAAGCGGTGTACAAAGCCTTATAGGCGCATATAAAAGTCTCAGAACTGCTACAGAGACTGCCAAAATCGCACAGGAAGGTCTTAACCTCGCACAGAAATCAAACGCAATCGGCATTGTCGTAGGCTTAGCCGCTACGCTTGTAGGCTCCTTGTGGTCACTTGCAAGCGCAAACGACGAAGCCAAAGAATCACAGGACAAGCTCAACGAAGCGCATGAAAAAGCTCAGGAAGAAATCAAAGAGCTGAAAGATGCTAATGATGAATATGTTCAGAGTAAGAAAGATGCGGCGTCAGAGGTTGAAAGTGAATTTCAATATTACGACGATTTGTGGATCGAATTGCAAGGCATTGTTGACAAGAACGGCGAAGTAAAAAAAGGCTATGAAGACAGGGCAAAATTTATCACAAATGAGCTGAGTAGAGTTACAAGCGATGAAATCACTTGGAACGGTAATGTTATAAAGTCTTATGAAGACCTTAAAGGCTCTATGGATAAAGCACTTGAATCAAAAAAAGCGCTTGCTATGTTATCAGCTACAGAAGATGCTTATCAGACTGCTGTATCAGGTCTTGCAGGAGCGAAAACTGACGCAATAAATGCTTATGCCAAAAAGAAAAAGGCACAAGAAGAGCGCGACAGTGCAGCGGAAACCGCACAAAAATATAATACAGAAGGACTTGACAGAAACAAAAAAATAATCAAAATTGCGGGGTGGGCATTTGAGAATGGAAAAATCTCGCAAACCGATTATCAAAAATACCTTAAAGACGCACAAAATAAGCAGAATACAGCTAAAAACGAGCGCGCTTTATCATCATTTGGCGCGGCATACGGTGCTGAAAGTCAAAAAGCTAAAGATAACCTCAAAGAGAAAGAAAAAACTCTTAAAGAAGTTGAAAGCAAATATAACGAGTATCAAAGAAAACTCGTTAATTTTAACACCACGATCCAAAACGTCGAAAACCTCACAGCGGCAAATGCTAAAGGCAACACCGAAGAGATTAGAGCCGCAATGTCAGATTTATCTAACAACATTGTTACTTATACAACTGGTAACAAAGACGCTCTCGAACAGCAGGTCAATGATTTTAAGACAAATGCCGAGAATCTACGGACGGCATACAAAGACGGTGTTGAAGGTGTCACAAAAGACCAAGTCGAAGAGGCCGAAGAATTGCAGGAAAGAGCAGAAATCGAGCTTGCTAAATACAACGATATGTACGGCACGGTTGCCGCAATCGCCACGGGTAAAGCTGACGAAATCAACGCACAACAGCAGAAAATCAAAAACGGTTTTATTGATGCTGAAACAGGTTCAAGAGAAAGCCTTGAAAATCAGCTTGCAAACTTTACCGCAAACTATGAGTTGCTAAAAACTGCAATGGATGAAAATCAACCGGGTGTTACCCAAAAAATGGTTGATAATGCAAGAGAGCTTGTAAATAAGGCAACCGGTGAACTCAACAAACTTGAAGGCAACGGCGAAACCGCCGGTAAAAACGGCACAGAGGGCGTAAGTGACGGCATGAAAAACGAAGATGCCCTCGAAAAAGTTGATAAATCAGGCAAAAAGGTTCTTGGCAAAGCCGAAAACAGTCTTTCAGAAAGTTATAACAAGGGTTATCAAAAAGGTAAGGATTTTACTCAGGGTTATATTAAAGGCTTGAGCGAAGGCGGACCTACAGGAAGCCTTCACGCCGAAACGAACAGGCAGGCAAGAGAACTTGCCGAAACAGGTCTTATTTCTCTTGCAAATGCACAGGATTCACACTCACCATCAAAAAAGACGAGAAAACTTGGAGCTTACTTCGGTGAGGGTTATCGTCTTGGAATCGCCGATGAAATTGCTGAAACGCAAAAAACAGTAAGGTCTTTAACTTCGAGAGCCCTGTCAGCAGTTGAAGGTGATCCAATCGGATCGATTAACAATAAATTCGCGGACATTCGCACCCAAAGTCAAAACGCAGCGGTAAATGGTCAGATGTCGAAAATTGTTACAAATTCACCTACGATTGAAATTAAGCTCGCTGGGGATGTGGTAATTAATAATGACATGGATGTTGATGATTTTAACCGTCGTGTTTCCGCTGCAATTGTTGAAACCCTTGATGGTGAAGCGTCGAAGTGGGGAGGTTAAAGATGAGGCATAGTTTTACATACAACGGTACTGATTTACGAACATTGGGCTTTTTTATAGCTACACCTCCTAAATATCAAATTGCAAAGCGTAATTTTGATTTTATCTCTGTTTATGGAAAAAACGGCGGAGTGATTTCCGATAACGGTGTTTTTGACAATGTTGAAATGCAGCTTGAAGTCAACAGCTACCCGTACATCGTACCAAACGAAAATAACGCAGAGCTTGTAAGAGCACTCGCCGAATGGCTTACCGTTTGGGACGGCGAGTATAAAATCTTTAGGGATTCATATAACCCCGGTTATTATACAAAAGCGATTTGCACAGGGGTTGAGCCAATAGAAGAGGTTGCCCCACTTTGCTTGTCAACAACAATAAATTTCAGCCGAGTGCCGTTTTGGTATAGCGATTTAGGGCAGGAGATTATCCGACCAAAATTGACCTCAACACAAAACGCAGAAATCAAAATTTACAACCCTGAAAATTACACCGCCGAGCCTTTCATCAAGATTATCAATAAAGACACAAAAGTTAATCCGTTGACGCTGACGATTAATGATGATCAAACTTTAACGGTTAAAACATCATCGGATAAGGATTATATTGAACTTGATTCCGAACAGCAGTCCGCTTCTTTCAATAATGGCACGAGCTTGGCGAACAATTGCATAAGTTGTACAGAGTTTCCAAAGATTTTGCCCGGTTGGAATAAAATAAAACTCTCAGGAAAAAGCGCAAATGCGTTTACTGACATTGAAATTAAGCCGAACTGGAGGAGATTGTGATGTATCCTATTCTGTATAACATCGCTGACTATTACAAGAATCCAACACCATTGTTTGATTCTAACGGTTTCGGTTTTTTGACTGAATGCACCGAGTTCTTGGTGACAATGGAGCAAAATGGCACATACAGCTTTAGTGCGAAAATAAAAAGCACAGATAAGCTCGCGTCAAAAATAAAAATAACTTCATATGTCAAAGCGAAAGTAAATAATGTATCCGAGCCACAGTATTTTTATGTCACAAAAATAGAAGTCGATAAAAACGGTGATTTAACCGTGTCGGGCGAACATGTGTCAAGAATGTTCTTTCAAAACGGAACAATTCCTCGTGCAATGGACGGATCGATGTATGGCACGCCGAAAGAACTCATTGACCACTTTATGCGAGATTATAGCCAAGTAGGAGAACCTCTGCATATGTGGTTTACGGAGGCTCCCTATAAGTGGTTTAGTTTCAGCTCATCAATCACAGCAAAGAAAAGAATTTACTTAGGCTATTCACAGGCGGTAAAGTTTGAGGACCTTTTCAAAGACGATGACGAAGGATTAATAAATCAGTTTGACGGTGTTCTGTATTTTAATAATTTTGACATTTATTTTAACAAAATCAGTACAGCAGGTGCGAAAAGTGGCTATCGTATAGCTTTCGGCGCTAATGTGTCAGATTATAAGCAGACTGCTGAAATCGGCAATTACTATACACATATTATGCCTTACGCACGATGCAACACTACGAATAATAAAGAAGTCGTCGTGTCAAGTCCTGACCCATATGAAACAGGTTTAAAACGGAGTATTAAAAACGCATATTTATACGACTGCACAAGTAAAATCAAGAAATACACTTTAAACACAAGCACCGGCGAAAACTACGAAGAAGTCAGAGATGCTTTGCGTAATGCAGTTGCTGATTATAACTATTCGACGGAACAAACATCGGAAACCCTGAGTATAAGGGTAACTCTTGAAAACGAGCTCACTAAAATGCACGCAATCAAACTTTATGATGAAGTGACGGTCGTAATGCCGGACGGCACGAATCTTAGCCGAAGAATTTCAAAAACTGTTTACGATAGCGTGTCCCAAAAATACAAAGAAATTACAATCGGTGACTTAAGTATGTCAATGTCTGATTTGCTGAAAATCCAAAGGAGGTTTAGAAGATAATGGCAATTAGTATGAAACATAAATCAATTACAATTGATGTAAATGACCGCAACGCACCAAATGTTGTTGCAATTGCAAATGTAAATGACAAAGCGGTTCGCTATCTTGATGTAACATTAACGGCAAGCGGTGAAAAATTGACCTTTGCAGATTGCACAGTAACTGCAACCTTTGCAACTGACGGATATTTAATTTCGGATTCAGTCGCTTGCACAATAAACAGCGCAGCGGATGTTATTACCGTTCCACTCGAAAATTTCAAGTCCATGTCAGGCTTTTTAGCGATTGAAATCAAAATCGCAAACGGCGAAACGCAGGTGTTGAATACACCGCTTGCTTTAAAAGTTAAAGTGACTCCAAGTCTTCTTGATAAGAGCATGATCAATAAAGACAGCGCTGGCACGACCGCTGAAATCTGTAGAGAGGTTGCCACGGCACGGGGTGATTATGATAACCTCAACGCAAGGCTTAACGGGATTGATTCTGCTGTAACCAACAAAGCAGAGAAAAGCACGGTCAGTCAGTTGTCGGCTCGAATGCAGTCGGCAGAAACATCCCTTGCGGGCAAGGCAAACACAACAGATGTAGCCAATGCACTTAAATCAAAAGAAGACAATTCAAACAAAGTGAGCTCCAAAACGGACATTACAGACAGCAGTACCAATTATCCGAGCATTAAATATCTTAACGATTTTTATTACGATGCGAGCGAAGCCTACTCATCAGAAGAAACGGACAAGCTTCTTGCGAATAAGTACGATTCGTCAAATATTGAAAGCGGAACATCAACACTTACACCTTATTCAACCGTTGCGGATAAAATCAAAAGTGCAAACTGTACATATAAGACGATTGGTGACATCGTAATCGTCAGTGCAACGGTCAAAATGAACGCAGTATCTCTTGCCGGCAACAGCATGTGTCCGCTGATTGATTTGCCGTACAAATGTATTTCCGAGGACAATGTTTTTTGTGTCGGTATTTCAAACCTTGGCAAGCTCTTTAAATTTGCCATTCCGAAAAATAACACTTGGCTACAGTTTTCGACTCAGGATAAGACCGCATATACATTCGCAGACGGCGAGCAAATTAATGTAATTTGCTTGTACAAAATTAAATAACGGAGGTAAAAATTATGGAACTTAAAGAAAAAATCACACTCGATATGCTCACAAAGGACAGCGTGTCGGTACTCAGACAGCAGTTTTTGACCTTTAACGGTGAAGAAATGCAGGTAGGCGGAAACATCCGCAACGCATACATGAACAGTAAATCGGGCAGAGAACAGCTCAAAACGGTGCTGTCGGATGAATACTGCAATGCCGTTATGGCGGTTTGGGGCGATAATCCAACCATTGACGAGCCTATCGTGGAAAGTGAGGTCGAATAAGTGACAACTGAAATGATTATCGCTTTAATCACGCTTGCAGGTTCTGCGGTGGGTACTCTTGGCGGTATTGTGATTAATAGTCGAATGTCGAACTATCGCATTGAACAGCTCGAAAAAAAGGTCGACAAGCATAACAACCTCATCGAGCGTACATATGCGATTGAACAGCACAATGCGGTTGTGGACGAAGAAATTAAGGTCGCAAATCACAGAATTGAAGACCTTGAAAAAATCAGCGAAAGGAAAGATTGAAAATGAAAAAGATTTTTACTAAAGAATGGGCAAAAGCAACAGCCGTCAGAGCTATTAAAACGGTCGCACAGACAGCTATTGCAACAATCGGTGTATCTGCCGTGATGACAGATGTAAACTGGGTTGCAGTAGGCTCGGCAAGCCTTTTGGCAGGCGTGCTTTCTGTGTTGACAAGCATTGCCGGTCTGCCCGAAGTATCAGAAAGTGAGGAATAATTATGAGTAACTCCAAACTTGTCAATTACACTAAATTATCGCCAAACCACAGCGGTAAACGCACACACAGTATTGACCGCATTACTCCACACTGTGTTGTAGGGCAGTGCTCAGTCGAAACCCTCGGTAATATCTTTATGAACACGAAAAATGAGGCAAGCTGTAACTACGGAATCGGCTATGACGGCAGAGTGTTGCTTTGTGTAGATGAGGGCAATCGCTCTTGGTGTTCATCAAGCAATGCAAATGACCAGAGGGCAGTCACAATCGAGTGTGCAAGCGATACAACCGCACCGTACACGATGAATAGCAAGGTTTATAGCAAACTTGTAACTTTATGTGTGGATATTTGTAAGCGAAATGGTAAGACTAAGCTACTTTGGTTTGGCAATGAGGACAAGACTTTAAACTATTCGCCAAAATCAGGCGAAATGGTCTTGACTGTACATAAGTGGTTTGCCAATAAGTCCTGTCCGGGCGATTGGCTCTATAACAGGCTCGGCAATCTTGCAGACGAAGTAACCGCACAGCTCGGCGGTAAAACATCAAATAAGGAGAATGAGGAAATGATTAAATACGGCGCACACAATACAGCAACACTTGCATTCAAGAAACAGTTGATTACACTTTACAATATGGGTATCATCAAGACGAAAGTCGATAATTCAAACGGTTTCGGTGACGGCACTTTGAAAGCTGTAAAAGAGGCACAGAGAGCAGGTAAGGTCACGATTGACGGCATTGTCGGCGAAAAGACAATCAACGCTATCTATCATCTCATTAATGATTGCAACTGGGCTAAAGACAAGAAAATTGCAAATGCAAAAAAAGCACTTGGCTGATGTTAAATTTCGCACCGTTGCAAATTTTATGTGGCGGTGCGGATGCCATAAATAAAGAAATGGGGTGACGAAAATGGTAAATTTATATCAAGGCGATTGCCTTGAATTAATGAAAAACATTCCCGATAACAGCGTTGACCTGTTGCTGACAGATCCGCCTTACGGAATTGATTATCAATCGATGTGGCGCAAAGACAAAACGAAAAGAATGTCTAAAATCTTAAATGATAAAAAGCCATTTACAGATTTTATCCCATTGATAAAGTCAAAAATTGCAAAAACAGGAGGCATCTTATGTTTCACTCGTTGGGATGTTCAGCAGATTTTCATTGATGAGTTTATTCGTAACGGTTTAAAGCCAAAAAATGTTCTTATTTGGGACAAAAAAAAGTCATAGTATGGGCAATCTTAAAAAGACATTCGGCGGCAGATACGAGAGTATCATTTGGATACCGAACGATGATTTTAAATTCAAAAGTGGGCGACCACAGGACTTGATTTCCGTCCCAAGGGTGCCACCGCATAAGTTAATTCACCCGAACGAAAAGCCCGTTAAGCTCCTTGAATTTCTGATTGAAAAAACTACTTCACAAAACGCAACTGTCCTTGACTGCTTTATGGGTTCAGGCTCAACAGGAGTTGCCTGCATAAATACAAACCGCAATTTTATCGGTGTTGAGCTTGACAAAAAGTATTACAAAATAGCAGAAGAAAGAATAAATTCAGCAACTAAATAAATAAACTACATAACAAAAATGACAGACACATAATTGCAAAAAAATCCCCCTCATCCGCCGTAAAAAGTGGGTGAGGGGAGTTTGTTATTTGTTATTATTTTTTGTTGCAATCCTTTCGAGCTCACGAATTACAAGTTTTTCGACATATGTGGGTGGCGTTCTTTTGCCGGTTTCCCAATCGCCTATTGTTCGCTTGGGGATTTCGAGAATCTCGCTCATTCGAGCTTGAGTTAATCCGGCGCTGAGCCTTGCCTCTTTAATGGTTGTCAATTGTATCAACCCCTTTCAAGTATCCGTCAATCCAAATGACCTTACCAGTTTGATATCGGCGGAAGTGCCCTCTGACCTGAAACACACCTTCGGGGCTTCTGTGACGACCGACTGATGCAGCGTATAGTTGATTTTGAAAAGGTCTGAACACAATTGTTTTGTCGCCTTTTTGATTTGTTCCGACAGCGGAAAACTCTCGCTTATCACGATCGAGAAAATTTCCATACCATAGGAAAGCGTTCGTATGAACATACGATGTTATTAAGGTTATCATTACATCAAGCTGTTCTTGTCCTGTTTCAGTTTCCTTGGCTAGCTTATAGTGCAGTTGAAAATCGTTCGTACCTTCCGGAGTAGGAAAGAACTCGCCTTTTGCGAAAAGTTTCTTTTTGATTTTCAGAGAGAATTTTCGTTGGAGCCCTTTTGATTCAACATATAGCACGCATTCAGGATTATCTTTTTTGCGTATTTCACATTTTTTGAAAAACGGTTCAGCTAAAGAACATTTCAACCTGTCACTTTCCGCCCACTCTCGAAGATAAGAGTAGGCGGATTCTTCGATGTAGATAGTGTTCAAGAGATGATTTCAGCTCCTTTTTTTTGAATTAATAATAAATAATATTTGCAATTTTTCTTTTAACCGTGAATTTCGATGTGTGCAAGACTTCGTAGCCGTCTTCAATGACATTG